ATTATTCAATTGTTCTTTAAGTTTTGTATTTTCTTCTTTTACATTTTTCAATTCTTCTTCTATATTATTCAAATATGTTTGTATTTCTTGAAATTTTGCATTAAATGAAGCACTTGCTAAATCGTCTTGAAAATTAAATTTTGTTATTTCATATCCCATTAATTTACACCCCCTAATATCACATAACTTGAACCGTGTTGTATCAAGATTACTCTATCATTGATCTTTGGTTCATAACTACTTAGTTTTTTAAATTCTCTTGCTGTATCTTCTCCGTCGAGTACAACAAGCAACGGACTTACACTCATTACCGTTCCTGATTTGTTATACATGGATTATTCTCCTCATCTTGTGTTTCATCTTTCCACCTGCTTTCAAATTATCTATGCTCCAACTTGTCTCAATATACTTATCATTGATATTAAATGTTTTTAAATTGATTGCAATACAGTTCAAATACCAATGTTTTGTATTAATTGCCGTGTTGATTTCAATATTTTCATAGATATCACTTGCCTGATATGCCTCTTTTTTAGTTATCTCAAATAATGTATCACTGTCTGTTACATTGTCTACTTCTTTAAAATTCACTATTCTTCTACCTCTTGACGCTGTAGACGCTACACTATCAGGATTGTTATTTTCATAAATTGCTTTAAGTGGCGGATTTATAGCAGCATTATTGGTCGTTCTCACAAATACATTTGGAACATTGAATAAATCTTGCTCTTGTCTCACATCTCTGTATACAATGCTTGTATTTATATCATCTGAATATGTTATTTCAACGTTTCTTTCGCTTGGCAGCACATATTTTTTAGCATAAAAAACTCCGTGCTTGTCAGTGAGCAAGGAGCTGTAATTGATTAAATTTAATAGATAGTTTATGACTTCTATCTTAGATGTACCGACTTTGAAATATATGTCTGCCTTGTTGGTTGCATTGCTCTCAATAAGACTGAAAGCATTGTCATATTCTTTTAGCATGTCTGATACATACTTTACTATATTGGTAAAGGCAGGAATAACTATGCTGTCTGTCAATTTATCTTGCTCTAATATGATACATCTATCATAGCAGGTCAATGTCCTTGTCTTTGCGTGTCTGTCTCTTGATGATGTAGAAACTAATACTGTTGCTACTACCTCATCATTATCTTTTATAGCTATATTCATATCGTTGTAGTTTTTTTCATCATCTTTTATAGTTATGTTGGCACTTATCTTTAATGTTGCAAGGCTGTCATAGTCAATACTGCAAGACTTTGGATATATATTTTTTACAGCTTTTAATCTGCTATCTAATAACTCATAACTGAAATTATATTTTCTCATATAAATCACCTACTCAAATTCTTTCATACTATCAATTTCAATCATATCAAAAGACAGCTTTATATAGTCATCAAGTTTGTCACTATATGATACTTTTTTATGTGTAAGATTACAGATAAAAGCATTGCCTTTTCTATCTCTGTATGCTACTTTTTCAGCGTCAAATAGTTTATATATGTCAACAATATCGTCTTTGTGTACTAAGCAAGAGTAGTTACATATCTGATAATTTCTTTCATCTTGTTCAATATCAGCCGTAGGCTTGCCCAGATACTCCACTATAACCTTTCCGTCTGTAGTCGTAAAATCTGCAGATACTTCAAGATTAAGATTTTTTGTCTTGTTAGTTTCAAGATTTGTAAATAAAAATCCTTTTATTTTTATCTTCTCAGTGACTACATTACTTGCATTTGATTTGCTATCAACTGTTGTAATTACATAGTAGAAATATCTTGTATCACTTTTTACGTTATTGTCTTTGTACTCAAAATTTGTCTGAGTAGTGCTATATATCTCTTTATAATGTGTGTAATTCTCATCTGTACCCCTCATTAGCTTAAACGTTGCATTTGTTACAGCATTTGCAGTACAGTTTATTATAATCGTATCTTCTTGTGTATATGATGTTATTTTTGTATTTGCTGTTGTCACATAATCAACATAAATGTCATTGCTGTATACATTACTATTACTCTCTTTTAACTCATTGTATACAGTTACTTTTATATTTTTTATGTTGTCATTTTTAAATAGTATAGATTTTGAAGTATATGATGTCTCTGTTCCTCTAATTATTCCGCTGTCTTCTTTAAATGTCAGATATTCACCGTCAAAGTGATAACCGCTGTCCATTTTTAAATTAGTGTCAAGTTTTTGCAGATTATACAATCTTATTACTTCAAACTCAACTCTGTAATATCTTTGTAGATCTGTTTTATTCCATGATATTATTATGTTATTTTTATCAAGTACGTTATTTACAGCATTTGTAGTTATTATTGGCGGTTTTAGTCCACCATAAAGGCTAAATTGTACCGTCTTTGTGTCTTGTTTTACTATGTCATATAATATGTTAGTAACAGTAAGCCGTAATGTTGCTATACCGTCTTTTAACGTGTTTTTCTGTAGCGTTAGACTTTTTTCAGTTGTTCCGCTTTTCTCGTATATCAATACATTATTTTGAAATACTTTCAAATTGTATGTCTGTTGATTTGTAGTGTCCCACGTTATTTGTATGTCTTTTTCATAGTTCCTTGGCACGTTGGCAGGCTCTAACGAATTTACCTTTACATAAGGTCTATTAGTTAGCTGCATATTTGTAGATAACTGTGACGAGTATGTTATTCCGTTTATCACCTTGCTTACAATCATTTTTACAAGATGATTTCCGTCATATAGTGTTATAGTTCCGGGGATAAAATATTTGTTATTTGACAATTCAGCACTTGGAATTTCAAAATCTGCTACTTTCGTATTGTTCAAATCAATATTGTATAGCTCCACTTTTGCAGTTGAGCCTGCAAGATTTGTACCTTTCCACGTCAACAAGCCATTTATAGCTGTTAGTTCTGTCAATTGTGGATTTGTACTTTTCAAACTTACGCTTGTATCTTCACTTGCCCATGAATTTTCACTTAGAGTATTGTTATTAGTGTATTCGATTTTTAACGATATTTTTACACTGCCCTCTGCTATTCCCTCGGTCGCTATGAAGTCAGTAGCATTTATCGTATATGATGTTTCTGTTGTGCCTGTATACGTCTTAGTAGTGTTCCCCTTTGTGGCTGTTATTGTGAATTTATCTTGCATTGTACTTGCCCACTTGAGGACTATTTTTTCAAAAACACTACTTCCCTCAACTCCTGTTATTTTTACTGTTGGAGCTGTATTCGTTTCTGCTGATAATGTAAATTGTAACGCTTTGTCGCCGCTCCAATTTGTAGCGAAACTAAAGGGTTTAATTGCATTTATGCCGCCGCTTTGATATAGATTGTCTATTTCACGATTAATAGAATGTTCAAATGATGATAGGCCTACCCAAAATGTTATCCTTGGACTTTGATATTCGCCTACATTAATACGTCCCTCGGCTTTATCACCACCCGACATGCTATATAACTGCACACGATATATTGCTAATGTTATCTTGAATAATGATTTATCACTTATTCTTTGCAACATACTGTCATAATTGCTACTATTGCCGTTTAAATATACTTTTCCATATCCTTGTTTCATGCTATATCGCCCCCTTTCTCGCTAATTCTCTTTGTGTATATGGCTGTTGCCTAATTTCTTGTGTAAGTGCGTTTATGGATGATAGGATCTGATTAATTGCTGATGAGTAGTCTGTATTTCTTGAAAAATCCTTATTTTCACTTGCTGTCAATACTCTCTCGCCTTTGTGGAGTTCTGCTATATATCCATTGAAAGGCACATAATTAAGTCCCTCGGCATGTGAGCCGTCAATACGTCTATTATCTCTACTTGATGAACTTTCACTTTCATTCATTTTTTTCTTGCTGTCTTCCCAAAAACGTAATTTACCTATTAACCAATCAATTTTTTCTTTAAACCAATTTTTTAGGTCATTCCAAAGTGATTTTAAGCCTTCCCATAAGTTTTTTAATATGTTTTTGCCTGCGTCAAAGAATATTTTCCCAAGATTTACAAATACATCTTTTATAAAATTAAATGCTGTACCTATTGCAGCTTTGATAAATTCCCAAAAGCTTTTGATTACCTTTATAAAGCCTTGGCGGACTTTGTCCCAATCTCCCTCGACTATACCCATAACAATATCTATAAAGCCTTGAATAATTCCAACTATACTATCAAAAATAGGCTTTACAACAGCTATAATATTCGTTAATGCTTTTTTTATGTCTTCTCCATATTTTTCCCAAAATGCTTTTAAAGCGTTTAATACTGTCTCTATTGTTATTTTTACAGATTCAAATACAAAAGCTATTCCTGATGCAACTTGTTTCATTGTCTCTTGAAAATCTTTTGCTCCTGCTCCTGTATCTTTGAAAAATATAGATATAAGTCCGACGAAAAATTTTAATACTTCAATCACAACAGTAACTATTCCTCTTATTACTGAAAATACTACTTGAAATACGCTTTGAATTTCAGGCATGTGTTCCAATATAAAGTCCAACACTAATTGTAAAATAGGTAAAAATTCATTGGATATGTGCATAAATACAGCTGAAAAGCTTGATTTTACATCCGCCAATGTATCACCAAACTTAACATTGGCTTTTACGGCATCCTCACTCATTACAAGTCCAAGGTTGTCAGCTCTGTTTTTAAGTTCTTCTATTCCTTTTGAACCTGCATTCAATAATGGTAGCATATCGGAGTATGATTTTCCCAATAATTGATTACCAAGCACGTTACGCTCCGCACTATCAGGCATATCTGCCAGTTTTTTCATAACTGTATCAAGCATTTCACTTGGTGATTTTGTCTTAACCTCTTGCATTGAAATTCCAAGAGTATTGAAAGCCTCTATACTTCCTTTCGCTCCACTTTTTGCTCCATCCATTGCAGATGATAGTTTTTTAATTCCGACTTCAAATTTACTTACATCTGCTCCACTTTGGTCTGCAGCATACTTCCAACGTTGTAATTCTTCTCTATTTACTCCTGTACGCTCTGATAGTTTATCAATAAAATCAGCTGTTTCAGCTGTTTTAGTTGCCAAAGCAATCATCCCACCAATAGCTACTGTAGCAGCACCTGCAACAGCAGCACCGAATTTTACTGCCTTTCCTACTCCTGAAAGAAGAGAATTTCCTGTTTTTTCTGCATGTTCTTCTGTCTGATGAATGCTTTCGTTGGCTTTTTGATTATCGACAAATATGGTGCCAAAAAGTCTGAACAGCTCCATTTACATCACCTCTTTCCATTCAAAATTTAACAATTGTTTTACTTCGTCAAGAATTTCTTCTGTATCTCTTTTATTGTCAACTGTCATTATTGCATAAAATTCATCAAATGATATAAAATTATCCTCATCCATATTTGGATATATATTCGCATAGAGTGTAAATATTCTGTCTTTTATTTTTTCTTTATATGCTTTAGATATAAGCTCCATTGCAGTACATAAATCTAATGTGTATAAAAACTCAATATTGGAATATCTTTGCAAAATAACGTCATATACGTCTACTTCGTCAATTTGCCAGCTTGTTGAAAAAAATTTTTAATACCCTCTATATTTTTCAATTGTTCAAATACCTCATCCAAAGTCACTTCCAATGCTTTTTCCTTTTCTACTTCAAATATATTTGATATTAATTCAGATACTTCATCTTCAACTTTATCTATATTTTCTACGATATAAAATATCACTTCTTTTCCAACGGTTTCCGCTTTTTCTTCCCATTGTATATCTGCATTTTTAAGATCTATTTTCTTTATTATTCTTGACATTAAAAATGCGTCTTTTATATTCGGTTTTCTCATTTTCTTCTCCTTAATTTGAGTATAAAAAAACCACTCAAATGAGTGGCTTTGTTTTTATAATGATTTTGGATAAAATATCTTAAAAGGCGGCACATCAAGTGTCTTTGTATCATAAGTGCCAACAAAATTTAATGCAATTACAGCCTCATCTTTGTCTTTTGTTTGCAATGTAAGACCGTCAATGTTAAGTGCATTGTATATCTGTATTATAACAGGCTTTTCATTTCCGGATATTTTTCCAACAAATGTTATATTTTCAATATAATCTTTTAGTTCTATATAGTTCTTTGCTGTAATTATTGAATATCCGTCAGTAGTGCTGTCATCTACATCATTTGTAGCTGTTAGAGCTTTTGCAAGTGTTTCCTTGTTAATTTCAAGTATATTTGCTGATAATGAAACATCCCAATTGTCAATTACTTGCAACCCTTTTGCTCTTCCTTTTACTCCGTCAACACCAATTGAACGTATGCTTGGCTTTGCTACAAATTTACCGCCACCTCTTGTTGCTCCAAGTAGCTTTGCTAATGCAGTTTCAAATGTATCAGTGCCGACTTGGAAATTTGCAAAAAATGCTCCGGCATCAAGTAAAAGATTTTCAGCTGTCTTGTCATTAAATCCGCTATATGTTTTACTTTTTCCCATTACTATCTCCTTTCTATTGCTCTTATTTCAAACATTACAGTGTATCTTTTTAGTTCTATATGCTCTGATTTTGTATTTATAGTCCTGTCATAGTATATTGTAAATTGAATATTTTCATCAATAAATGTTGTTTTATCAAGTTTTTTCAGTTTTTTCTCCAAATCATCTATATTTCTTGTTGTTTCGGATTTATCCCACACATCAACGTCTAAAATATAGCTGTGTAAGTCGCCGTTATTTACCGCATTTGATATGCTATAAACAAGATATGGAAACGGACAATCATCATCAGCACTTTCAAGATAAACATTTTTACATATATCCAGTAATATTTTTTCAATTTCAATCTTTAAATAC